AGCAGCGCTCCGCTGTGCACAAGCTGGCTCAGCGCCTCTCGCTTGTGCGCACCGACTTGGACAAGGCTGCTGTCAAGCGTCACGCTGAAGGCATATTCAACATTGCGCACCGCAACGAGAACGCCCTGAGCGCGAAAATCATGACACGCCGCCGAGTGCAGCGATGCCCGCAGCGCATGCGGTGGGTGTCACAGCGTCACGACTGGAAGCTGATACAAGATGACTGTAAGCTCATCGTCGAGCTCCTCGAGGGACTTGGCTAAGACGTGGGAGCTCCACTTCATGGAGCGGGGAGCTGTGGTGCATGAGTTCTTACTCTTAGCACCCGGCTCCCGGCGCCCACAGCGCTACGGCTACATCCAGCTCGGAGAGCTACAAGACAAAGCAGAAGCAGATGAATTCATTGACTATTGTGAGCGCGGCAAGCGCGGACGCATCCGCAACACCTGGGCGCTGTTCGCCTGGGCTAACTGGAAGCAATATGAGCGACCGCTTAGAGCGTCTCGCGCTCGTTGAAGCCATCGCCACACTACCTGAGCGCATCAAGCCTCAGTACCACGCCAAGGATCGCGGCGGATATGAAGCCAGAAAGCACCATATCGACTGTGCGATGTACAGCTTAGAGCAGATGATTGAGCGGTTGCGCGAGCTGCTGCCTGATGACATGCGCATAGGCGACTATTTATCAAACCATAAACAACATGAAAGACAACACCTTGAACGCCTCCGCAGACCCGCCCGCCGTATCTATATTATGGGCTGATAGCAACGACATGCTTGATTCCAGACGCAAAGGGAAACGATTTGAGCTATGGATAGCACGCCTGTGGGAGAAGCGCCACGGCGGCAAAGTGAAGCGCTCCAGCTTCGTCTGCAGGGAGCTCGATAACGAGGGCGTCGACTTAGTCGGCACAGATCCGTTCTTGATACAGTGCAAAGCTGTAGAGAAGAACCTTGACTATCAGCCTATACTTGAGCGCATGCCTAACGATGGCATACGCGTGGTCATTCACAAGCGCAACAATCAGCCGCCACTGGTGTGCATGTATCTTGACGAATGGCTAGATCTAACAGAGACGTATCTCGGCTAACGCTATACGGCCCCTATACGGAAGCAGATGACGCGACAGCGCTGGCGCCTGGTGTGTGGTATAACGTCAACGATAGCGGCGTTATGTTTAAGCACTACAATGTAGGTGACTGGCTTATAGCAATAGCGGACTACCAGCTTATCACTGGTGGCTTCGATTGGGACAAGGCAACCCCGCCATTTGCACAGAGCTGCATAGCTGGAGGCTGTCGCGTCAACCTGCACTGCAATGACAACGTAACGTATTTGAGTATTGAACATGAAGAATAAAAGAACCGCATACCAGCTACTGCTGGTTGGCTACATTGGTGTAGCTGTCACGCTCATCATAATGCTATTGCCATGAGCTTACGCGACCTCATCTATTGGCTCATCATGATAGTCATACTGCAAGCCATACTTAACGGCCTCGCCTAATGCCCTGGATGCCCGACGACCGCAAGCGTGAGCCCATGCATGAGCGACGCGTGAAGGAGCCACGGTATAACACTACCCGCTGGCGTCGCTTCAGGCAGTTCTACTTAGCGCATAACCCGCTATGCTTTAAGTGTGAGCGCGCCGCTACTGTAGTGGATCACATCACGCCAGTGCGCCTCGGCGGTGACTTCTGGCTCGGTCCGTTCCAGGCTATGTGCGAGCGCTGCCACAACAGCAAGAGCGGACGCGAAGCACACACACCACACACTCACACGCGCTAACGATGCGACGGGGTAGCCCCTCGCCAAAACCTAAACGCGAAATCCATACATCGGCGCTGTAGGTCGCATAGGGTTCGTAGCTTTTAGAATGAGTCCCCATGACAACACAAGAACACACCGCACTGAACAAGAAGCTACTGGCGGAGGACAGCGAGGACGTTGACGGCATCCCGCTCCGCCGCAAAGAGCTAATAAGCACCCTTGCCTGGGTGATCTGCGAAGAGCGCGAGCTCCAGCGCGATATTGTCGAGAACGGCATCACCTACCAGACGACTGGCGACAAGGGGCAATCGCTCCAAAAAAAGCGGCCAGCCTACGAGGAGCTTGGCAGACTGCGCGATAGGAAGTTACGGTACGTCAAGGAGTTAGGTTTGAAGCTGAGCACGCTATTCGCTGATGAGTTTGACTAACCCAGCCGAGCGCGTCATCAGCTTTATCGAGAGGCACTGCAGCCATGTGAAGGGTGAGCTTGGCGGCTCGCCCTTTCTGCTTGAGCCCTGGCAGAAAGACGAGATAATTAGGCCAATCTACGGCACGCTGGACGCTAACGGCTTGAGGCAGTACCGCACCGCCTACATCGAGCTGCCACGCAAAAACGGCAAGAGCAACCTCGCCGCATGCTTAGCGCTCTACCACCTGCTAAAAGATGGCGAGCACGGCGCCGAAGTCATCTCCGCGGCCGGCGATCGCAACCAGGCGCGCATTGTGTTCGAGGTAGCTAGTGCTATGGTGCGCAACAGCAAGGTGCTGAGCAAGCACGTGAAGATTAAGCAGAACAGCTTAGAGTATAAGAACAACTGGTATCGCGCTATCAGCGCCGAAGCCAACACGAAGCACGGCTTCAGCGCCTCCGCTGTCATCTTCGACGAGCTGCACACGCAGCCTAACCGCGAGCTGTGGGACGTGTTGACTACGAGCACCGGCGCCAGGCAACAGCCCTTAGTCGTTGCCATCACCACTGCCGGCCATGACGTTAATAGCATCTGCTACGAGGTGCACGACTACGCAAAAAAAGTAAGTAGCGGAGAGCTTGACGATCCCACTTTCCTGCCCGTGATTTATTCAGCAGACGAGCAAGACGATTGGCGGACAGAAGCAACATGGCGCAAGGCCAACCCTGGCTATGGGACGATATGCAAATCAGCATATTTCGAGCAAGAGGTGAGAAAATGCGAGAGCAACCCGCGACAGCTAAATACGTTCCTGCGGCTGCACTTAAACATTTGGACAGCGAGCGAGACGCGATGGCTAACAGACGAAGAATTCATGCGCGGCGCTCACGAAGTGCCGGAAGAAAAGCTAAAACACTTGCCCTGCTATATCGGCTTGGATTTGGCCAGTGTGAAGGACTTAACCGCTGTCGCTCTGATCTGGCGCGACGACGCCGAGGATTGCTGGTACTTACGCGCCCACCACTTCTGCAACAGCGTGAAGGCGCAAAGCAAGGAGAAGAGTGGAAGCGTTGACTATTTCGCGTTTCAGCGAGCAGGTTTCGTCACGGTGACTGAGGGCAACGTGACCGACATGAATGCGGTGCGTGACTACATCCTCGCCGCTGACGAGCAGTACGATGTGAAAGCGCTGGCTTTCGATAGATACTACGCTGAAATGGTCGTACCGGAACTCATCGCCGCGGGCATCGATTGCCAGAAGTTCGGCCAGGGCTACGCGAGCATGAGCTACCCCACAAAGGAACTCGAGCGCTTGATGTGTCAGGGAAAGATTATTCACGAAGGGCATCCAGTCTTGCGTTGGCAGATCGGCTGCGTTCAGCTGCAGCGCGATGACGCCGACAATATAAAAGTGAGTAAGCGAAAAAATGCAGAAAGCCAAAAAGTTGACGGCATCGTAGCCAGCATCATGGCTTTAGGTTGTTACTTTAACAACGCAGAGGACGAGGACGTAATCCTGGACATCATAAGTCTCTGAGTTTTCATGATTTGGTTTTGGCAGGCTCGCAATGGCGGGCCTGCTTTTTTTATCTTAGCTGAATGGCAAATAGGCTACAGCGCTTGCTTAACGTGTTCCAGCGCGCCCGCGTCGGCAAATACGACAGCACCACCATCGCCGCTCAGATGGGCATCAACGGTTACGGTTTCCGCAACATTGTGATGAACGAAACCAACAGCATGGCGATCGCGGCAGTCTACGCTTGCGTGAGCAAGATTAGCAGTAGCATCGCCGCGATGCCTATGCTGGTGATGCGTCGGGGGCTACAAGGTATTGAGCACGCCGCAAACCACAACACGCAGGTTCTGCTAAAATCACCCAGCGAATACTGCACCAGCTACGAGTTTTTTGAAAGCCTTATAGCTCAGGCCTGTATGTACGGTTGCGGTTACGCAGAGATAGTGCGCGAGCAAGGGCAGCCAGTAGAGCTGAAGCTCCTGAACTACCACGATGTGCGGCCATTGGACTCCAGCAATAGCGCTTACGAGCTCACCGGCGGCCGCGTCTTGCGAGATATGCAGATCCTGGTTATCTGCAACCTCGACCGCATGAGCCCCATCCGCTTGCATGCGCAGAACATTGGCCTTGCTAAAGCTGCCGAGCAATACGGCATGGACTATTTCACTAACGGCGGGCAGATGACTGGCGTATTGAGCACCGAGCAACCGCTAAAGAACGAACAGCTCGAGACGATACAGCAGAGCTGGAACAACAGCACAGCCAACGCAGGCACCAAGCTGTTGCCGTTTGGCTTTAAGTACAACCGCATCGGCATCCCGCCCGAGGAAGCGCAGTT